ACATTGTCGGCACTTACTTTAACTGACGACAACGCAAGTAACCTTGACTTTGAACTTGAGGCAGATGGTATTCTTGATTTCTCAGAGACTGATCCATTCAGCGAAAATATAACAATAAGTGATACCTAATGGCAATAGCAAATTATTTTTACAATTCTACGATTCGCAAATATGTTGCTTTATTTGGTACATATTTTAATCAATTAGAAGTTCGTAGAACGAGCACTGATGGTACTTTAAATCAGAGACAGATAGTACCTATTTCTTATGGTCCATATCAAAAGATATTAGCAAGACTTGACCAAGATCCTAATATAGAAGGTGGTGCAAGTTTTGATGCCGACGGAAATCCATCAGCAGGACAACCTTATGCTATGACATTACCTCGCATGGCATTTGAGTTAACAAGTTTTACATACGACGCAGAACGTAAAGTTGCACCTACAAGAAAAATAAGAAAGACAGCAGTAGATGAAGCAAATGGTGGTAGGCGATTTGTATATTCAGGAACTCCATATAATATGGGATTCAGTTTATACATCATGGCAAAATATAACGAAGATGCTGTTAAATGTTTAGAACAAATATTACCATTCTTCAATCCAGAATTTACAAGCACTGTAAGATTAATTGATGGATTGGAACCAATGGACATACCGTTAATTCTAACTGACGTAACGTCAGAAGATTTATATGAAGAAGCATTTACAACAAGAAGAAGTATTTTATATACATTAAACTTTAACATGAAAGGTTGGTTCTTTGGTCCTGAAAGAGATAAAGAAGTTATACGATTTATTGATACAAGAATAGCAACTGATACAGCAACCGATACCGAGTTTGAACAATTTAAAACGATTCAGCCTGGTATGACAGCAAATAACGAACCGACTACAGACATTACACAAACTGTTGATTATAGCTTAATTGAATTTGATGACGACTGGGATTACATAAAGAGGACATCTGATACAGAACCCAGTTAAGAAGGAATTATTATTATGAAAATTGGATTTACTTGTAGCAGCTTTGATCTGCTTCATGCTGGACACGTTCAAATGCTTAGAGAAGCAAAAGAACAATGTGATTATTTAATTGTAGGATTACAAACTGATCCTGCTCTCGACCGTCCTGAAAAGAACCCACCAATACAAACAATAGTTGAAAGATATAGTCAACTTAAAGCAGTAAGCTATGTTGACGAAATTATTCCTTATACAACCGAAAGAGATCTCGAAGATATATTAGAACTATATACAATTGATGTTCGTATCCTTGGTGAGGAATATCGCGATAAAGATTTTACAGGTAAAGATATTTGTCGTAAGAGAGATATAGATTTGCATTTTAATAGAAGAGATCATAGATTCAGCAGTTCATATTTAAGAAAAGTTTGTCGCGATAAATAATAATGTATATCATTAAACAGTAGGTTTTTATATTATGAAAAGAAAGAATGCGTTAAATCAAGAAATGAGTATGGGTGGTCTTGTATTAGAAATGGCAGGAACATTCTATAACGAATTTTTTGTAAGAAAGGATTATGATTGGTGGTACGTTGTACAGCCAGGAGATGTAGTTGTAGATCTTGGTGCTTGTGTTGGTATGATGGCAGCAGACTCACTAGATAAAGGAGCTGCTAAAGTTTATATGGTTGAAGCAAATAGAGAGTTGTTAAAAACAGCAATCGAAAATGTTTCCGAATATTGTATGAACGAGCCTGATCCAAAAGTTTATCCTATCAACGCAATTATAGGAACATCAGACGCAGAAGGTTGTTATGTTACAAAAAGAGCGCCTCTACCTGTTAATGAGTTAGATCGTATTTCCTTTAAAGAGTTAATTAGGCAATATGGAATTACCAAGATTGATTATTTGAAGTGCGATATTGAAGGAAATGAATACGACGTATTTAATAAGAATACTTTAGAATACTGCTTTAATAATGTAAAGCACATGGCAATTGAAATACATGTTAAGGCAACACTTGACGGGCCTAGTAGATTTATACAGTTTAGAGATGAGTTTTTAAAGCCATTTGCTGAATCTTCGAAACATAAAGTAAGAAGTATGGACCAAGATGATTTTGTTAATACACTTTGGGATAACGAAGTTGTAAGAAATCTTCCAATAAGTAGATCATACTTTATGTTATATATTACAAGAGATGACTAATGAAAGATGATAAGATAGCACAGAAGTTAAATATGAGACCATTAGAAGATGCGGCTGAGACTGAGCAAGAAGCATTGGATAGATTGAATCCAGAAAAGATGCCTGACTTGCCTAACAATTCTTTTTCAACTAATGAAGAAGCAGGCGAACTTGTAGAAAGTGTAGATTCTGTTAAGAATTTACCGCAGAAAAGTGTAGAGAATCTACCTGCCGTTCCTTCAAAGGAAGCTAACGAGAATCTAAAAGATATTGAATTGGCAAAAGCTAACATAGAAAATATTATTAATCTTGGAGATGACGCAGTACGAGAAATGACAGAGATCGCAAAACAATCCGAATCTCCTCGAGCGTTTGAAGTTGTATCTACCTTAATGAAAACATTACTTGATGCAAACAAAGATTACGTTGAAATGTCAACAAAGAAAAGATACGCAAAGGAAGAAGATCAGCAAGGTAAGACTGAAGTAACCAATAATAATTTAATAGTGTCTACATCAGATTTACTTAAAATGATTAAAGGTGACAATGAATAACTTCGATAAAGGTTATTTAGGAAACTCTCATCTCAAAAAGATTGGTGAGCAAATAGAGTTCACTCCTGAGATGCTTCAAGAATATATGAAGTGTGCTGAAGATCCAATTTACTTTTCAGAAAAATATATTAAAATTGTACATGTTGACCACGGATTAATTCCAATGGACATGTACGATTATCAAAAAGATATAGTAAGAAAGATAACCGATAGTAGACGTGTTTCTGTACTGACATCAAGACAGGCAGGTAAAACAACAACGGCAGTAGCGGTTATATTACACTACATCTTGTTTAATGAATTTAAGACTGTGGCTATATTGGCAAACAAAGGTGATGCAGCTCGAGAGGTTTTAAGCCGAGTTCAGTTAGCTTATGAAGCATTGCCAAAGTGGATGCAGCAAGGTATTGAGGAATGGAATAAAGGTAATATTACTTTAGAGAATGGTTGTAAGATCTATGCAGGTACTACAACATCCTCTGCTATTCGTGGTAAATCAATATCATTTCTATATCTTGATGAGGTTGCATTTATTGAAGGATTTAACGAATTCTTTGCTTCAGTATATCCAACGATATCATCAGGTAAAAGTACAAAATTACTAATGACTTCTACTCCTAACGGTTTAAACCACTTTTGGAAAACATGTAAAGGTGCTAAAGAAGGTACCAACGGTTATGAATATGTTGAAGTTATGTGGTACGATGTTCCTGGTAGGGATGAACAATGGAAAGAGGAAACTCTCGAAGCATTAGATTTTGACCAAGAAAAGTTTGAGCAAGAATACTGTTGTCAGTTCTTAGGAAGCTCAGGTACACTAATAAGTGGTGCCAAACTCAAAGAACTTGCACCTTCTACGCCAATTCATGAGGCGGAGAACATAACACAATATGAAGCACCACAAACGGACCGCTCATATGTTATGGTAGTTGATGTATCGAGAGGTAAAGGACTCGATTATTCAGCATTTAATATAGTTGATACGACGGAAATGCCATACAAACAAGTATGCGTCTTTAAGGATAATACAATAAGTCCAGTAGACTTTGCCTCCGTTATATATAGAATAGGGCTGATGTACAATGAGAGTGCAGTGTTAATTGAAATTAACGATATTGGCGAACAAGTTGCTGATATACTCTTTATGGATTACGGCTATGAAAATCTTCTCTTCACGGAAAACCATGGCCGAGCAGGCAAACAGGTTTCCAATTTTGGAGGAAAGAGATCAGATCATGGAATTAGAACAACCAAAAGCGTAAAATCAAAAGGTTGTTCTATATTGAAACTATTAATTGAACAAAATCAGTTAATACTACAGGATTATAATACAATACAGGAGTTATCCCGGTTTAGTAAAAGAGGCAATTCTTACGAAGCAGAATCAGGTCATCATGATGATTTGGTAATGACCTTAGTACTGTTTGCATGGTTATCTGACCAAAGGTTCTTTAGAGAACTTACAGATATCAACACTCTGGCACAACTAAAAGAAAAAACAGAAGAACAGCTTGATGAAGAATTATTGCCTTTTGGCTTTATTGATACAGGAGATCCTATTGCGGATGCGCAAGGATGGATTGAATATAAGCCTGAGTCAGGATGGTAGATATAGAAACTTTTATAAATAAAACTGTGATAACTATTAATTAGTAACAAAAGATTTAATTAGATAATATTAAAGGAGAATAATATGGCTTTTTCCGTAAGTCCTTCCGTAATT